AGTTTAACTCTTGACTTTTTTTATGAATTATGATATAATTATATTATAAAATAAAAGAGGTGAGAAAATGGCAAAAAGAAAAGAGTTAAATGAATATTATCGTAATAAGTTTGGAAAAGATTTTCCAAGTTCAACTCTTAGTAAATGGGGCAAAGAAGGGAAGATTAGGCGAGAAATCCTGCCAAATAAAACTTATGATTGGAATTTTGAAGATTTTAAGAATATTGTTGATTCAGAACAATATTATAAAAAATTAAAAGCAAGGAAACAAAAGCCACAAGATTTTATTGGAAAAACAAAAGGATATTTATATATCAAAGGGATTGTACCCGTGGAAGAACGGAATCAAGAATATCTTGGAACAATGATGTATTGCGATTGTTTAAGATGTGGAAAGAAGAATATTCAAGTTAGATTCACATACTTGTCTGATAATGGAAATTATCATCAATATGGCTGTGGATGTGAGAGAAAAGAAAGAGCTTTTTTAGCCAGTGCAAGAAAAGGACTAACATCAGAACTATTATTTTCTTATAAAGACGATTTTGAAAAGTTTCTTTTTATTCATAAAGCATTGGTGGGAAATACAGACAAATATTATACAACTTGTGCAATTGAAGAATATATACAGACAATAGATTATTTTTATAACAATGAACAATTTAACCAATTATATCTTTTTTGGGGAAAAAATAAAAAAGAGAACACTTTTTATGACTGGGGTAAACCAAGCTTAGACCATATAATCCCTAAATCAAAAGGTGGCGGACATAATAAAGAGAATTTACAATTTTTAACTGTTTTTGAAAATTTAGCAAAAAGAAATATGACATGGGCTGAGTGGGAAAATTTTAAAGAAAAAACACATATAACGTCAGATTATTTTATCGAAAATATTATTACGAAGAAGGGAGGGGTGGATTATGAATAATATTGCAAGATTTGATTGTCATTCACATAGCGAATATTCAAACATCCGCTTACTTTGACAGTATTAATCGTCCTAGAGATATGATTTTAACAGCTCATAAATTAGGTATGAAAGGTATAATTTTAACAGACCATGAATGTCTATCTGGTCATGTAAAATGGCTGAACGAAGAAAGAGACTTAAAAGAAAAAGGGTTGATCCCTCCTGAATTTAAATGTGGTTGTGGCAATGAAATTTATTTAGTGAATGATAGAAATAATATTCAATGTTATTGGCATTTCATTTTGGCAGCAAAAAACACAGAAGGACATAGAGCTTTAAGAGAATTAAGTTCAATTGCATGGCGTAATAGTTATTCATCAAGAGGTTTAACAAGAGTGCCAACTCAAAAAAATGAACTCAAAGAAATTGTTAATAAATATCCAAATACTTTAATTGCTACGAATGCCTGTCTGGGCGGTGAGCTTCCGCATTTAGTAGAAGAACTTGTAAAAGCAGAAAAAAGAAATTCAGAAGATGAAATAATTAAAATTAAATTAGAAATAGTGGATTTTTTAAACTATTGTCTCGAATTATTTGGAGAAGATTTTTATATTGAAATCGCCGCCGCCCCAACAAAAGAACAAAAACTTTTTAATCAAAGAGTGAAAGCAATTGCGAAAGCTTATGGAATAAAGATAGTAATTGGTTCAGACGCTCATTATCTTACTTCGAACGAAAGAGAAGTTCATAAAGCTTATCTTAATTCAAAAGATGGGGAACGAGAAGTAGATAATTTTTATTATTATGCTCATATGATGGATAATGAGGAAGCTTATAATAATATTTCAGATATTTTTACAGAAGAAGAATTTAAACAAATCTGTGAAAATTCTATGGAAATTTATAATAAAATTGGGAGTTATGATATCTTTAGAAATCCTATTATACCAGAAGTTCAGGTAAAAGATTACCCTCCATTTACTTGTGAAACAGATTTTACTGGGGGCTATAACCCAGATTGGTATTTCCCCACAATTGATGATTTATTGTGTAGTCAAGAAATTCAAGAAAGATATTGGATTAATGAATGCTTAAACGCATTGCGTGAAAAAGATTTATACAATACAAAATATCTTGCTCGTATCGAAACCGAAGCGAAAGTAATTAAAACCATCGGAGAAAAACTTGGAGATTGTTTGTTTAAATACTTCAATACTTTTCAACATTTTATTGATTTATTTTGGAATTGTGGGTCTCTTGTTGGACCCGGAAGAGGGTCCGCAGTATGTTTTTTATCAAATTATTTATTGGGTGGACAATAATAGTAACGCCCATTAACATCTAATTATTTATTAATAATGTTATTTAAGCAGCTTAAAGTGTAAGAAACACATTCTTAAATAGCATCGGGGAAGCCTAAATCTTTACAAATGAGATATGGTAATCCCGAACCAAGTGTTAAATATTCAAAAAGGGAAAATAAAATAAAATAAAAGAAGGAGGTGAAAGATATATATGTTTTGTTATAGAATAGTAAATAATATAAATAAAAAGGAATATATTGGAATAACTGCTGATTTTGAAAGAAGAATGAAACAACATAAAAATCAAAAATCCAATAGTTTGATTCACAACGCTATCTTAAAGTATGGTAAAGAAAATTTTACTTATGAAATTTTAGCTTCGGAATTATCTATAGAAGAAGCTGAAAAAATGGAAATTGACTTGATTAAAAAAAGAAATACTTTAGCTCCAAATGGATATAATTTAGCAAAAGGCGGATTACATGGCGGCTCTAAAATAAAAATAACAGATGAACAAGTAGCTTATATAAAAAATAATCGAAATTTGCCTTTATATGTTCTTTATGATGAATTTTCAGATTTAATTTCTTACGGGTATTTTAAAGAAATATATAAAAATAATGTAAGACCAGACATTAAGCCTGCAGTAGAAATGTATCCATACAATTTAGAATTTTCAACTCAATTTACTAGAACTAAATTAACTTATCAAGATGTTGTAGATATAAGAAAAGCTTATGCCAATATGATAGATTGGAAAGAGATATATCCTAAATATAAAGACAAAGTTGCCGAATCTACATTTTTCGATGTCTACAGAGGTCAAAGCTTTATGTTGATAATGCCAGAAGTATTTTCAGAAGAAAATAAAAAGAAACATTTTTCATTATCTCGTTCTGGTTCTAAAAATGGTAATGCTAAATTAAAAGCTGATGATGTTAAATTAATACGAAAAATGCATGAAGATAAGAAAACAAATAAAGAAATTAATGCTTATTTCCCTCAAGTATCAATTGATACAATACGTGATATAATAAATTATCGAACTTGGAAGAATATTTAACAAAGGTGTATCGACTATCCTAGTTAATAGGAGTAGAGCTACTATTGATACTTAGCTCGAAATGGTGTTCTTTCTATAAACAAATAGAAAGTAAGATATAGTCAGGTCTTATAGAAATATAAGAATAACCGATTACGCAACTAGACCCAGTTAAATGGGGTTTACATTATTGGAGATTTTTAAACGAAGAAAGAATAGAGCTACCTGATATTGATATCGATCTTGCTCCGTCAAAGAGAAAAAAAATTTTTGAGGAAATTAGAAAAGAGCGTGGAGAATTAAATTGTATTCAGGTTTGTACTTTCGGTACAGAAGGGACTAGATCTAGTATAGCAGCTGCTTGTAGAGGATATAGAAGTTCAGAATATCCCAATGGTATTGATAATGAAATTGCTTTATATTTAAGTGGATTAATTCCTAATGAAAGAGGTTTCTTGTGGTCAATAAAAGAAATGGTTTATGGAAATCCAGAAAAAGGTAGGAAACCAAATGAAACATTTATAAGAGAACTCAACAAATATCCCGGACTATTAGAAATTATTGAGTCAATAGAAGGATTAGTGTGCCGCAGAGGACAACACGCGTCTGGTGTAATTTTCTATAACTCAACTCCTTATGAGACGAATGCGATAATGAGAAGCCCAAATGGTGATTTAACAACTCAATTTGATCTCCATGACTCGGAACAGTTAGGGGACGTTAAATACGATAAGAAAATAATTCTTCAATAAATTAAAAGTGAGGTGACTTTATGTCCCCAAGAAAAAATTTCCCTATAGAAACTATTGAAGAACTTTTATTTAAAGGATATAATATTACTCAGCTTGCAAATCATTTTCAAACAAGTAGACAAACAATGTCAAAATTTTTAAAGCCAATTCTTTAGTTACAAATAAAGAGAAACAATTGATTAAATGTAAAGAAGTAAGTAGTCAATATGTTTCAGAACTTTATCTTGAAGGAAAAACCATTAAAGAAATTTCTATTCTACTTGGCGTAAGTAATACAGTTATAAAGGATCGATTAAAAGTAGCTAACTGTAAAACAAGAACAAATTCAGAAGCACATAAAAAATATTTTGAAGATTTTCGATACTTTGACTCTATAAATACCTATGATAAAGCCTATTTATTGGGTTTTATTTGTGCAGACGGGTGGGTGTCTCGTAGAAATGAATTAGGAATTTCACTTGCTTTAAAAGACAAGGGAATGGTGTATTGGTTTAAAAATCAATTAAAGACGGATAAGCCAGTAATTGAAAAAGAAAACAGCGCGACTTTAATAATTCAAAATGAAAAAATTACACATCAATTAAATCAATATAATATAATTCCAAACAAAAGTTTAACACTGGACATTAAAACAGTGATAAATAAGGCCAATATTTCAAGAGAATTAATTCCAGCATTTTTATTGGGTTATTTTGATGGAGATGGTGGAATTTATAAAACAATTACTAAAAAAGGGTGCGTTCAATATAGTTGTTCAATTACTGGCACCTATGAAACTTGTTTGTATTTTAAAGAATATTTTGATAACATTGGTTTCTTTACTAAAAGACATCAAGATGATAAAAATAATTATACTTATCAAATTGGTGGGAGAAATCAAGTTAAAAAAGGACTGGGTAAATTATATCAGATAAAAGATAAGTTAAGTTTCTATTATGAAAGAAAATATAATATTTATTGTGAATTATGACTAAGGTCCTAATATACAGTGATGTATATTTGAAAGGGATTGAACCTGATTACTCAAGGGTGTAGAAAGAGCGTTTTAGTTTTTAGTAGGAAATGACTAATTAATCTTTTTGCTAACTGGGAAACCTGACCAAGTTATGTTGAAGGCAATCCAGTGCCAAGCTCACTTTGAGAAGGTCTATCGACTATCCGCTGAAATGTGGTTAGAGGTGAAGATGAGTTACACCTCGAAGTGGTCCCCTCTTATGTTTATATAAATGTAAGATGAAGATATAGTCAGTGCCATTAGAAATAATGGAATAACACGTTGCTTGTGACTGAAATAAGTGATAAAATTACAGCTTGTATTGAACTTTTGGTTGAAGATAAAATACTAGAAAATAATCTAAGTTTTAGAGAAATTTATAACAAATATCTACACCCTGAAAAGATAGATACTACTGATGAAAAAATTTGGAATGCTTTAGGTGAAGGAAATATTATGGACGTTTTCCAATTTAGTTCAAAAGTTGGTTTAGCTACAGCTCGACAAATAAAACCTAAAGACCCTATTCAAATGACATCTGCTAATGCGTTAACATTGGCGCTTACACAGCTTTACTACTAATCAGTAGGGTACATTGAATAATGTGCTAACGGGGAAGCCTGAAGCTCCTGCCGTGAGGTATAGGTATGGTAATCCCGTGGGAAATATCAATTCATCTCCATACAGAGGTGATTTTATGCGAATAGGAAATATTAAAAAATTGAGAAAATTATTTCCAGATTTAGTATTTCCTATTCGCAATAGATGAATTGATAACTCCTGTAGAGACTATCCCGAGTGAGATTGGGAGTACGATTACTATTGATACGTAATTGGAAAAGGCGTGCTTTTTACAAAGAGTAGAAAGTAAGAGATAGTCCAGACCACAAACAATTATTATAATTGGCAGGGAAACTTGTAGTGGTATGTAATGCGATTAATGGGAGAAAAAGGAAAAGAAAGTCCAATAGATAGATATTGTCGTTTAAAAGATGATATGTCATTGTGGTATAAAGAAGTAAGAAGTAAAGGTTTGTCTGAAGAAGAAATAAAAATTCTCGAACCATATTATCTTCCCAATTTTGGTGTTCCATGTAGTCAAGAAGATTTAATGGAAGTTTGTCTGGATAAAAATATTGCCAATTTTACATTGAGTGAAGCTAACGCCGCCAGAAAAATAGTTTCAAAAAAATTAGTAAATAAAGTTCCTGAACTTAAAGAAAAATTTATCTCTCAGTGTGGTAGTAGAAATTTGGGTGAATATGTATGGCAAACAGTAATGGAGCCGCAGATGAGTTACGCGTAAAGCACTTGCGCCCTTATACAGTAATGTATATTGAACAACTTCGTGAATTGCTGGAAAATCTGAAGCCGCTGTTGTGAAACATAGGTATGACAATCAGCAGCCAAACCGATTTAGCCAATCGGAAGGTTCAACGACTATCCTATTTAGGAGTAGGCTTTATGCCGAAGTGCGAAGTATCAACACAGAGCTAATAAATAAAAATAAAAGGAGGTGAACTAAATTATGAAAAGAATATCAATAGAAATAGAGAAGAGGATATGTAATGATTATTCGACAGGTAAATATTCATCGAGAGAATTGGGAGAAAAGTATAGTCTATCTAAATCAACAATATTAAGAGTATTAAAAAGAAACAATATTGAAGCGAAAAATAGAAGACTAGTAAATACAAATTTGGACATAAATTATTTTAAAGAAATAAACACAGAACAAAAAGCATATTTTCTTGGTTTTATTTTTGCGGACGGTTGTGTTTCAAATGAAGAGCTTTTTATTGATATTAATGAAAAAGATATTGATATTTTAGCTAAATTTAGAGAAGAAATAAATAGTCAAGCAAAAATATCAACAAGAATAAAAGGAAAAAGCTCTATGAGTAGAATTGTTATTAAAAATAAAACATTCACAGATCATCTATCTAAATATGGTATTATTAAAAATAAAACTAAAAATACGAAACATCTTCCATATGAAATAATCCCAAAAGAATTATGGAGACATTTTTTAAGAGGACTGATCG